TGGTCGACTGGCCCGGCGTGACGGTCGTCATGATGATCAGCCCTGTCCGTAGTTCTTCACCCAGCACCGCAACGGGAAGGCTGCGGACCGGATGACGCCCCGCGTGCCGCCATCGCCGGCGCCATAGGGTCGCAGCGTCACCGTGCCGGCCGAGAGGTCGCCAGCCTGGACTTTGTAAAGCACCTCGCCAGCGATGGTCGGGAAGTTGCCCGTGCCGATGGTCGTCTGCAGCCATGGTGCCAGCGCGCCGTTGAATCGGGGCGTGCCGGTTTCGCTCGACAGGTAGTTGACGTCTGCACCGCTGACCCTGGTGGCCATATCCAACACCAACTCGGCGCCGGTATCCAAGATGACGGCCTGGATAGAGACGCCCAGGATGTCACCCAGAACGGCGGCGATGGTCAGGTCGGAATCGATGGCCGTATACGGGAGGCCGGCGGCGCACGTTACGGTGCCCGACGTGTTGAAGGCGCCGCGGACAATCTTCGTGCTCGTGCCGCCCCCTGTGGCCGCTGGGCTCAGGGTCGACCATTTCACCCCGGCAGCCGAAGCCGAATCGGCGGTGAGTACCTGACCATCCGAGCCGACCGCCTGGCGAACGGGGGTGGACGCGCCCGTGGTTGCGATGATGTCGCCCTTGGTGGTGACCAGCGACTTGGCGATCGAGGCGGCCGCGACGACTGCATCGGCCGCAGCCTGAGCGGTCGATACGGGCTTGTTGGCGTCGCTGGTGTTGTCGACGTTGCCGAGCCCAACCTGAGCCTTTGTGTAGTCACCCGTGGTCGCAACTACGTTTCCCGTTCGCGTGAACACCGACGTAACGCCGCCGCCACCCCCGCCGCCGGCCTGGTAGTCGAGCAGTTCAGGCCGGATGGCGTTGACCGTGAGCACGTTGCCGGGCGTACCGATGGGAACGGGCTGCAACGTGCCAGCAGCGTCGGCCGCAGGCACGTCACCCTGGGCGTAACCGGTAGCGTCCAGCTTGTTGGGGTCGCCGCCGGTGTATCCGATCGCCGCCATGCTCACCCCCAGTCCGATGCGAAAGGGCCGGCCTCCCCCGTGGCGGCCGGCCCTTCGTGCTCAGTAGATCACGGTTACGGGTAGTCGAGGATCAGGCAGTTCGCAGGCGGCGGGGCGGTGTTCTGCAGGTTGCGCAGGACGTGATCGCCCTGCACGACCTGACCGGCCGCCAGGTAGGTGTTGCCGGCCGTCCAGAGCGGCGATGCGTCGTAGGTGTTGCCGATGATCTGGAGCATGGTCGGGTCTTCCGAAATGGTCGTCGAGCCGCGCTTGCCGTCGGCGATGTGCGGCCACGCCCAGTACGGATAACGGGTGATGCCGTCGACCGCGCAGGACTGCGGCGGCGCCTGCCAGACCTCCAGCGACCAGTGCGCGGCGGTGACGTTCTGCTGAGTGCCGATGGCGAAGCCCGTGCCGGTCGGTGACTCGGTGCCGGTCAGCAACCGGCCGTTGAGCGTGGCCACCACGATGCCGGGATTCCACAGGCAGAAGTCGATGGTGAGCTGATCATTGGTGAACTGGTCCGGCGACTTGAAGTTCTGGCACAGCGTGCCATTCGCCTTACGGGTGATCTTGCGCGAGCCGTTGTCGTACTGCGGAGCATCCTGAACCTGAACGAAACCGTCGGTGACGATCTGGATGGCGCCGGCCGCGCTGGTGCCGGTGACCGGCACGCCGCAGGCGTTTAGCTTGATGATGCGGAGTGCGAGCCCCTGGATCGGGGTATCGCAGCGAACTGCGGTTGTCATCTTCCCCTCCCAGGGCTAATTTGGTGCGCCGACGATGCCGGTCACGATGCCGCCTTCGCTGATCGGCACGGCGAGCAAGCAGCAGTCCCACCCGAGCACGTACGTGCGCTCGGCGATCATCTTGGTCTGGTTCTCGTTGCGGTCGATCGAGTCGCGCAGCCGGAACCGCAGCACGCTGGACCGGTAAGCGAACACCTGACCTGTGGCGTACACCCAGAGCGCGCCAGCGATCGACGTTCCGTCCGGCCCCGAGCCGGTATATCCGGCGCCGAGCGCCACCAGCGAACCGGCCTGAGTCTCGACGTGGTTGCCGTTGGTCTTGAAGATGCCGGCCCGGAAACCCTGCTCGGCCAGCTGTAGCGGGACGTGAATCACTGGCTGACCGTCGTAGCAGGTCCCCATAGCCTGCTCCAGCATGCCGATGCCCTCGACGATGTCGACCACTGTTGAGCCGGTTACGCTGACCGCCGCCGGCTGCAGAACGATGGTCTGCACTGTGGCAGGGTCGAGCACCTGGGCGTTCGCAGCCAGGTGCGGGAAGGCCGTAGTGGCCGCCCCACTCGGCCCACCAGTGACGTTGATGCCGCCCGTCCAGAACGACCGTTCGACCTGCCAGGGCTCGACACGACCGAGCGCGTCGGCGACCCGAGCCTCGATCTCGGCTTCGGTGTAACCGACCGGTGGGCAGTCGACCTCAGCGAATACGACGAACGGGGTAGCACCTCGCAGCGGCGTAGTCATGTTGGCGACCTTCGACGGCGCGCTGCCGGTGACGCAGTAGTCGTCGAAGGTCGAACCGCCGATGCCGCACAGGTTCTGGTAGGTAACGCCGTTCTGCCAGTGCGGGTCGGGCTCGTCGTAACGCGGCTGTACGACCGAGAGCAGGCCGAAGTTGCGCGCTACGAACTGCGGGGGTGGGACAAGATTCCGCGGACCTGGCATCGTGTCACACCCCCTTCAGGTTCGTCATTGTCTGATTGCGATTGTCGATAATCCGGTAATCGATCAGACCTGGCAGGTGGTGATGTCGGCGGCGCCGGTCGAGCCGTCCGGGCAGATCGTGGTGGTGATCTGGCGGATTTCGTGACCGAACCGAGCGATCAGGTGGCATTCCTCCATCCAGAGCGCGGTGAAATCGTTCTCCGCGTTCAGGGTCGAGTCGCGCACGATGCCCAGGTCGAGCGACATGCCGTTGCCGCGGGCGACCGTGCCCGCGGCGTACATGAGCCCCTGGACTGTGGTCGGCCATGCCGTGATGCCGCCGGCCACGCCGGGCAGGCCGGCGGTGCGGACCTGGTAGTCCTGGACGAACTGCGCGCGGATGTTGCGCACGTCGAACCAGGCGCCGAGTTGCGCGTCCGTGACGGCCATGAAGTCCGAGACCCCCATGCGCCGGGCGAGGTCGGCACGGACGGCGCCGATCGACCAGGTCGGAAGCACGTACTCGAGAACGTCGTCGCTACACATGCCGTACTTCGTGCGGTAGTCCCATGACTGGAGCTCGGCCGACCCCAGAAGCGGGGCTGCGACGCCCGCGCTGGCACCGGTCGCAGCGAACGACGTGGTCGCCAGTGCCACCATCTGCGAGATGTACCGCGCGTTGGAGGCGTGGTAGTGAGCCGCCATCAGCAGCTTGATCATGTTGCGGGTCGACTCGGGCCACGCGTTGTCGGCCAGGTTGCCGGCGGTCAGGCAGATGCCGTAGCACTCCAGCCGGACGTTGCTCATGCTCGCGCAGGGCACGCGGATGCATGGCTTGTTGGGCGCCCCGGTGACTGTGGCGATGTCGTCGGTCTCGGTCCAGAGCCACGGCACGGTCGCGTTGCTGAAGGTCGCACCGAACGGCGCGATCGCCGGACTGAACGTGTCAGCCAGGCTCGGGCTCACCGGGAAGTTGATACCGCCACGGGTCACGCCGAACGTCGGCAGGTCGATCATGCCGCCCTCACAGGCGACATTGAAGAAGTCGTACCGGTTCTCACTCGGCGCGCACCAGCCGCCGGCCGCGACCAGCGCCTCGAACTGGCCCGGACGGCGCTCGGCCTCCAGCTTCTCCATGTACTTCTGGATGGCGTCGACGCCCGTGGCCTCGTCGAAGGCCTCGCCGTAGTTGTTGGCGATGGAGGCCACCTGGACGCCGCCGTATGCGTCGTCGTGGTGGCGCCTGGTGCCATCCCCGTGCGTGACCCGCATCCGGGCCGCGCGGGTTTGGATCAGATCGACCAACTGATCGCGGTTGTCGATCTTGACTCCGGCCTCGAACCGACCGGGGAGGCCGATGCTCGCGGTGATCGCGAGGTCTTCCTGCGGCTTGGCCTGCGCCGGCGCCACGCTGCGCGCCCCCGACAGGCTGGGGTTCAGCGAGTGCTTCGGGCCGGACAGGCCCCCGAGTTCGCGGGACGCGGTAACCGCGCCACCGGTCGGCCGGCCGCCAGCAGCAGTGACGAGCGCCGGATTCGGCGCGCCTTCGGCCGGCTGGGCCGGAGTGGGCTGAGTCTGTGCGGCCGCCGCCGGCTCGACGATCTCACCTTCGATGGTCTCGGTCGCGGGTGCCGCCGGCGGCGTTGCCCGCTGGCGCAGCGCCTCGAACTTGGCGGCGGTCTCGGCTGCCTCGGTCTGGATCTCGGACTCGCGCGTTCCGATGGCCTCCAGGGCGTCGGCGAGCGAAGTGGCTGCTTCGAGGTCGGCCGCGGTCGGACCGCCTTCGGCATCGTAGATGGCGTCGAACCTGGCCTGTACGGCCGCGCGCAACTCGGCAAGCTGCTCAACGGTCTGGCTGGCGAGGTCGGCGGGAAGGGAGAACGGGGCGCCGCTGCCGGCGCCGTCGGTCTTCGGCATAACGGAACCCCCGTGGGTTACAGATGGGATGACGTGTCGAACTGCCACGTCTTTACCGTCTGGACCACGGGAAAGATGTTGGTTGCATCGTAAGGGGTGATCACCAAAACAGCGATACCCGTTGTGTCGTGTTGCTGGATCTTAGACCGAAACGCGCTCGGTCTGCTTCGGTTCGGCCGGCGGAGTGGTCGGCGGCGGATCGACCTTGCCGCAGCCACAATCCAGACTCACCCTGTTGCCCTCACCCATCGTTCATGTCACCTCCCATTCGTGTTACCCGGTTCCGCAGCTCGGCGAGTCGGGCTTGCGGATCACGACCGATGCTACGCGCAAGACGGTCAAGCCTGCGGCGATAGTCCACCCCCAGGCTCGCGACCGGTCCGGCCGATGCGATCAGTACGGGCACGGACGCGACGACGGCGCCGCTGGTCTCGTTGATCCGCAGGCTCGGATCGGCCGCCGCGGTCAGCGGTGTGCCCTCTGGCGTCGACTTCGGAAAGCCCGGGACCGGCACGAGCAACGCGGCCACAAACTCCATGCGACCGGGCTTTTCGGGGTGGGGCGCCCAGTCGCCGGACAGTACACAACTGTTCAGCTTGCTGACCTGTTCGGCCGTCGCGTAGTGCTTCAGCGCGCCGGCGACCCACGGGCCAGCCGGCGACTCGCCGATGTTAATGTCGGCGATCACTGAGCAGGTGTTGTCGTAGTGCTCCATGCGCTTTGCCAGGTCGGCCGTGGCGCCCGGAGGGCAGTGACCGCAGTCCATGGTGATAACGCCGGTGACGCGTCGGCCACCCCCTGCCACGATGGTCTGCCGGCCCAGGAAGCGCGAGTAGTCCACGTTCCCCATGGGCACGGTTAGGCGCTTGTTCTTGTACGCCCG